TTAATAGTTTAATACTTGGTTTGGATAAATCAAGTTAGCGTTATGAATACCGTTCTTTGATACTAAGTAAGAAACAGATACACCTAGCTTATTAGCAATTCCTGAAAGAGTATCTCCTGAACGTACAGTATAAGTTTTACTTGTTATACCATTAACCTTTAATACCTGGTTAGGATAAATTGTATAAGGATAACTAATACCATTCAACCATGCTAAGTTTTGATAAGTAGTACCATACTTAGTAGCAATACCTGAAAGAGTATCTCCTGATTTAACTACATAAGTTGTAGCATTATTAGCTACTGTGTTATCCCCTTTAATTTTAATTACTTGGTTAGGGTAGATAACATATGGACTAGTGATATTATTAATGCGTGCTAAGTCTTGATAAGTAGTATTAAATCTAGTAGCAATCCCACTTAAAGTATCTCCACTCTTAACTGTATAAGTCTTAGTATCATTAATAACTTTCTTATCTTCTTTAGCTTGTTGAATAATAGGAGTTGTAGTTACAGGTTTATTAGCATTTCCATTCTTATAGCCGTTGCGAGTGATTCCCAGTAAATCAATATCATAATCTAAAGCTACACTATTAGCTCCTGAACCGTGGTCTGAAAATTGCCATATGCACACACCATTATCACTAGGGAAGTATTCCATAGGAGCAGGATAAATACCATTCCTATAAGGGTAACCTGCTATCCAAAAACTATTAGGATATGTAGCAATAATTCTATTCATATCAAAATGTGCATGAGCGTAACCTTGATAAGAATAAAACACTGGAGTATATCCTGCATTCTTAACCGTTGTCATAGCGTCTAAAACAGCATTAGTATTACCATTAATATCATTTCCATATCCTGCTTCACAGTCTAAAGCAATAATAGAACCTTTTGGAACTGTACTATTAATAGTAGGTAAGAATGTATTAACAGCTTTCTTTGCTAAATAACTGTTATTCCCTGTTTGTAACCAGATATAAGTATGAGCTCTTTTATTTTGCATTAATGCACTCTTAACCTGATTAGTATAAGTTGATTGAGTATAGGAAGAACCATCTTCATACATTCCACCTACTTGAGCAATGGTAAACTCATCATCATTCCGTACAAACTGAGCTGTATTACCTTGATACTTAGATAAGTCAGTACCATAACTTCTAACATTGTCAGCACTAGCAACACCAATACTAATCGCTGAAATAAAGGCAAGTATTCCTAATGCTAACCGTTTAATATTTTCCTTTAGCATAATATGCACCTCCTTTTCTTATAACGAATAGAAAAAAAGTCAATAAAAAAGAGAGCCTTTATAGCTCTCTTTTTAAATTATTTTTTAGGAATAAAAGTAACTGTTCCATTACCTTCCATTACTCCCAATAACCCTAAAATGGTTAATACAGTATTAATTGCTCCTACCATATCTCCAATATCCCCTGTAAAGTGAATACCGAAAATAGCTAATACTTGTTGTATTAATACTAATAACAAACTAATAAGGCTAGCTATTATCTTTCCATTCAATGTTCCATCTGGATTAAATATGATACCTTTAATCTTTTTCATCATCATATATCCCCTCTTTAGTCTCCAAGATGATTAGTCGTCTTTCATGTTGGTTTAAAGTAGTGTTATTTCTATTCAAATCTTCCCTTAAACTTTCTACCGTGTTATTAAGGGTAGTAACAGTATCATTTAACTTCTCGAAAGTTTTTTGATTAGCTTCACTTTCTTCTAAATAGGCAGAGTGAAAAGCCCATTTAAAGCCTTTTATTAGAATTGTTAAAACTGTACCACTAATAGTAATAATGGCTACCCAATCTTCTAAAGATAAACCTAAAAACGTCATCTATAACACCTCCTAGCTTAGTTAGATTGTGTTAGTAATTTTGTGTAATCTTCAGGGCTCGGGGCGTAATCACTAGCCTGTTACTCCCCCCAATTTAGCCCAATTACTAAAGTTACTATTAATCGCCGTTCGATAAAGTACTGAACCTTTATCATTTACCGCAACTTGGACAACATTGCCACTAGTAGGAGTACCAAACGGGAATACCACTACACTACCCCAACAGTTCGTAAATGGTACATTACCTAAACTTTTAACGCTATCAACCCAAGCATTAAACGTATATACCCCAGTGGCTAAGAGTTGATTAAAGTTAGCCACTGTTTTATTACTTGCCATTGCTGTTAAATCATTACTATTAAGCAATGTATTAAGTGTATTGTTTAATGTTGTGATTGAGTTAGTATTATTAGTAATTTTTTGATTAAGTCCACTAATAAGGGAATTGGTTGCGGTTGTGCTAGTTTCATACCATGCTGTAACAACCGAGAAACTATTATTTAAAACTTGTTCATAAACCTTACCATTAGGGAGGTAGATAATTTGTAATAGATAACTATTCTGAATATTAAATACCTCTAAAAGGAAAAAGGTATTTTTAGCAAAGTCCGGGAATCCACTTTGTTGCCAAACAATATCGCTCCAGCCATTCCCTGAATAGATACCCTGAGGGATATGGTTAAAATCAACTGGTGTATCAATTCCTGGAGCTTTACCACTAAATACCATATCTAGATTAATAGTATTGGCGAATTGTTGGGCATGTGTGGCTTTGTCTAATGCTTGATTAGCCTTATTAACTGTACTATCTGTGATTGATTGAACATAGCTGTTAAAGTTGTTTTTTATGTTAGTTTGAGCTGTGCTTACTTGATTATTAACATAAGTATTAATATCTTTCTTGAAATCGTCCAAACTAAGATAGCTTAATTGTTGTCCCGTGATACTTAACGCATTATCTGAGATTGTGATAGTAACATAACCCTCATCAGGGTAGATAGCTGTATTGTTGTCGCTATCAGTAATGGTTAATTCGATTTGATAATCTCCAGGTGTCAACGTTGTTAAGTCCTTAGTATTTAAGTTAAATGTATAACCTGAATTTGTATTAGTTACTCCAACACTCATCAGGAACCCAATATTATTTTTAATTCTGAACTTAGCTGTTTCCCCTTGCTGTAAGGCTACTGGGTTGTTACCTTCATACACGCCAAAAGGGATTAAGGTGTCAGTATCAGATACCTTAAAAGTGCTAGAATCGTTTAAGATTGCTAATTTTTTCATGCTGTTGCCTCCTTTAAAATTCTGTTTCTATAACAGAAATAAGGCTAGGCAATCATTAACCTAGCCTTGATATTATTTAATTAATTCTGCTTCTTCATCTGCTGTAATCCAGCCAATGCTTTCAAAAAGTTCTAAATCTTCCTTAGTGTATAAACCAATATCAAATAAATCTTTAATCGTATCAAACATTATTTAGAACCTCCTTTTAATGTAGCTACCTCTTTTTGGAGTAATGCTACTTGTTTGATTAACATAGCCATGGTTTTATCGGTCTTAGTTGGTTCAGCTTGAGTATTGTAGCCATTTTCCTTAAGCCATTCCTTACCTAATTCTTGGGCTTCTTCAACTGTTGAGCCTACCAATTCACCATTAATTAATCTGTATGGCGCTGTTCCTTCTTCTGGTAATGAATCAAATTCATTTTCTTTTAATTCATAATCTTCCGGAACCTCATAGATTGTCACACCAATTTCTGATTTTTTATCATATTTAAAAATGTTCTTCATGTTAGCACCTCCTAAATCATAGCGGCATCATTAACTATATCATCTGATGTATTCGCAGCACCTATACAACGTAAACCATTGTTAGAGCTGTCAAATTGTAAAATTTTACCATCACATACAAATGGTGTACCGTCAACCCCGTTTAATTGGAATGGTTGGAACGTAACAATAATTTGTCCATTTGCCTCTGCTGGGATTGTACAATCTAAATGGATTTCCATGATAGCTGTTTCAGAATCCCCAGAACGTGGTGTGTAGCGGAATTTCTTGAAACTGATATAGTTACCTGTGACGTGGAAAGCGTGAACCCCTCCTACATTCTGTGATTGGTCTTTAAGGTTAACTAAAAAATAACCGTCATTAGGGAACATACCATTAGCCAAATCATAATTATTGTTTTTCAAAATAGGTGCATTGAGCTTAGTACCATTAGGAAAACTAGCGCCATTATTGGCTGTTAATTGCTGAAAGTTACCATTATCAGAACTTACTTGGCTAGCGCTTAACGTTCCAAAAGTATTAGCACCTGAATAAGTATTGTTACCGTTTAGCTTAGGCACATTACCCAAAGCATTATTCACGATACTATTTACATTGTCTTGATAGTTTTGAATACTACCTTTAATCGTGTTTGCTGTTGTATTGATACCGTTAAGTGTTGTGTTCAGTGATTCCATTTGAGCATTAATTTTAGTTTTCCATTCGTTGTAATCACTGTCATAAGGGTTGACACCTTGAGCCCAAGAGTAACCAAGTGTATTAGCGTTTGTATTTACATCAAATACACACCAGTGTGATGTTTCTTTGTGTCCATTTCCATCATCAATCACAAATTGGAATTGATAACTGCCAACACTATCAAACACCCCAACAGGAAAATTAAAGTTAACAATAGCGTCAGAGCTTTGCAATAAAGCCCCTGTAACGTGAAATTCTGTTTCACCGTCTGGATACAGTCCATTAATTGATACTGTATAACCATTAAGCGGAATAGGTTGACCTCCTCGAGTAAACATAATTGGTAATGTTTTACCGGCTTCCCCAACAGTACCATTAAATACATCATTTAAGTTAAACCAGTATTTACCTGGCTTATCAATATCTAAACTTAAGTAGCTCAATACTCCATTATTGGCAATGTATGAGCCTGTTTGTGTAATATTCAATTCGTCATATCCTGGAGCGATACGATTCATAATTTGATTATCTGCCATTTTTACGACCTCCTAATTAATTCAATTCAAAGTAGATTAAGTCCCAAACTTTAAGGCTTGGTACAACTATATCAATGTACTTACCATATTGGTTTTCACCATGTGTAGTATTAATGAATTGACGAATACCGCCATTATCATAGGTAGATACACAAACTTGGTTAATGTTTGCATTGGTATAGTATCTAACTTTAGTATTCACTTGTTCTACAATCTTCTTAGATTGTTCATCATATTTATTATTAATCTGCCAATTAACATTACTTGTATTTAGTAAGTTAATCAGGTTAATGGTTGCGATGTTTCCCTTTTGTTTTGTAAAAGCATAAATCTTGAATGGTGCTGCCGTTCTACTACCTACATCGCTCCCCATATTGTTGTAAACCTCAACACGGGTTGAACTGGTTCGAGCACCATATAGAATACCTGAATATGATGTAGCGAAATCATACATTTTTCTAAGCAACCCAGTATCAGGATTACCTAATTTATCTGTCATCATAATTCTGTAATGTTTACGGGTATCAGGGTAATATTCTGTTGGTAATTGGTAGCCGTTGTCCGCTAATTCCATAGGGCTACCACCGTGTGCCATAATAACAGCGTCTTTTAATAGTATTGTTTCGTCTTTGAAATATTTTGGTAAATCATCACTACCTGATTGATACCAATCATGGTACATGTATGTAGGTATAATTAATGGTTTGTTGCTATTATCGTTAACCTTTTCAATACAGTTAGCCAAGTCTTGATAAGTCGGGTAATCTGATTGCCATAATTCTGAATAATTAAAGTCAGCCAAACTACCATTTAATTTATCTTGTCCTGTATAGTTAACAGTATTCATACCAAGTAACTTACCACCAAAGAATTTTTCTTTTTGAGAATTAATAAAATAAGCATAACTATCAGCGGTGTTAAACCCGTTTGATTGTCCTCTATCTTCATAGGTCGTACCGTAAATGTTTCCGATAGTATCTCCTTGCCAACCGTCAAACCCTAGGGAGTTAATATTGTCAATCATGATTTTTCCGATGTAATTTTGCCAATCTGTGCTAGCTGGGTTGTAGTAGTATTGTACTTTGTGGTCTACATCGTCCCTATCATTAAAACTACCTAACATATTGAAAGTAGCTTGTTCGCCCTTATCATCAAAGGTATTAGCTGGAACACTTGTAATAACTTTATCTGTACGGAATACACCCATTTTTGAAGCGATACCCTTAGTACCGTCCGCACGTGTGATAGTTTTCCCAAACAGCTCTGGTAAACTAGCCATATTAGTATCATTATCTGAAGGTGTCCCGGTTGTTGCGTTAATCATGTTGTACAATAACGCACTTTGTCCATATTTATGGTTAGTAGCAATCCCTTTCTGTACTAAACCTAAGTCAATAGTATTTCCTAACCAGTCTTGGTATTGTTTTCCTGGTAAAGGATTTTGAGGACGGAAATAAGCGTCATAATACATAGTTGCATTAATGTGGAACTTATTAAGGGTACTAATATCACCACTAATATTATCCTTGGTTGTTTGGTCTTCTGGGGTAAAGTTGGTAACTGCTCCATAACGTGGCGCATTTGTCCAAGAACTAGCTGAATCAATGGCACTCGTTGCGGTTGTTACAACATTCCCACTAATATCTGTTAGTGTGAAAATCAGTACATAACCTTGATTATTTTTAAATGGTAATTGCCATGTTTCTGAGCCTTTAAAGGTCGTACTTGGTTGAATATTGATAGCCCCTGACTTGATATTAATCACGTTCCCTAAAGGTGGCTGGGCTACTAAGGTGTAGTTATACTGTACTGTAACCTGTTTACCATTAACAATACTGTACATAATTTGAGCCGTGTCTCCTGGTTTGTAGGTTGACTTATCATTATAAAATTCCTTAAAGTATACTGTTCCCTTTGTTGCGTCTGGCTTATCAGGGATAGTAATACTACTGTTATTAATGAATTTATTAGATTCATCAACACACCAGTTAAGAGCAACACTTACTGCATTCCAGTAGGTGTTAATATCATCTTTATCAAAATCAATGCGATTAGGGATTTTCGGTAATTGGAGTGTGTAACTATAATCCATGAAACGACAATTCTTAACCAGTTGAGGGAGCAAGCTATTAATTAATGTACAGTTGCTATTAAACTGGTTCCACGCAATCCGATTCAGTTCATCACTTGAGGTAGTATCTAGACTGATAAAGTAATGACTAAAGTACGGCATAACGTCCGCATAACTATTCAGGTTATCAATTAATGTATTGATAGCTTTGTAGTTATGTAGATTAGTAGCGTTAAGCGTGTTTAGGTTGCCATTCCATTCCTTAATTCCTACATAATTAAGCGTCATATTCCATTACCTCCTTTTCTTAAATTCTGAAACTATAACACTATTTAAGGTAATTTAATTGCCCACTGAATTGTTTTAATTGTGCTTGTTCTCCAGTCAATGACATAATCCCAGTAATTTGGAAAACACCTTGTGTACTAAGGGTGTAATTAACGATGTAATTAGCTCCATTACTTGTAATTGTAAAATTGTCGCTGATTTGTGTACTTGGTACATATGCTTCTGGGAATGTAGCCACCGGGTTATCATAGAGTACATTAGTTAAGTTAACAGATACATACACGATATCATTAGAGCGATGTAGCTTAATTGTTCCTGTAGCAACATTAAGGGTATTATCTGATGTACTATTGTTTAAGGCACTATCAATCTTATCAATAGCATTCTTATTTGAGTTAATAGCGTCATTGATTGCGCTAGTAATATCCTCTTGGTTGTATTTAGCAGTATCAAACCCTAATCTTAAGCTGTTATTATAATCAAGAATAGTTTGGGCGGTACTGTTTAATTGTGCTGTACTTGCTTGGTTAGCACTTAAAGGGTGCGTACTTGTTTGGGTAACTCGTACCTTTGTTCTAAGGTCGATTTCAGGGATAATTAAGGTTCTAACCTGCCCTACTTTTATCTCTTCTTGTTCTTGCATTAAATAATTGACCTGAATTGATAAGGTTGCTTCAGGTTGTAACTGGCTTTTGGCATATGCTCGCATGCTATCCGGGTCATGGAAACGATTATCGCTGATTGGGTTGTGTTCGATAATTCCATATTTAGCAATGCTAGAATCGTCTTGAACGTAAAATGGTTCAAAGTAGTATTCTGGTGGGTTTCCGTCTTGTCCCGTACCTTCCTTAGCTTCACTCTTACAAAGCACTTTATTAGTAATTCCTGTACTATCGTAATTGAGTTGTACACTGCTTGAGTTCCCGAGGTAGGTGATTGCTTTCCCCTCATCATAATAGAAATTATCAGTGCTCATAATTCTAATGTTCTTATTATCAGGCGAAAATATAGCATTATCCCAGGTTTTAACAATCTTGCTTAACATATCCTGTCCATTAGAACCACCTAAGTTCTCTATTTGTTGGTTTGGAAAGTCCCCAATAACCTCCCAAGTGTATCCGAACTGATTGCCACTTAAATAGAAAGACAATACGTCATTTACCGAATAAGTTTTCACACCAGTATTAACATTAGTCTGAACCACCCTACTAACCTCATACCCTACATGTGTAGCCTGAACCTGAATGATGTTTGTTCCGGCGTTAAACTGTGGCTGACTTTGCTTAATAACAAATTCTTGACCTTTCCACGATACACAGGCTTGAGGTACTAACAATGAATAAGCAACACTATTATCATCGTAAGCATTGAAAGAAATTGTCCAGTTTTGGTTAACTGTTCGTTGTTCCTGGAATGTATCAGGGATAACACTGCTTAAAATTTCTCTAGTATCTTCCGTAATTACAACAATTTTATCCAACATCTTAGCCATGCTATCACCTCCTTAAGCAATGTATACAAATGGAAAACTGAAAGTAATATCATTAATATCGGCGTTTTGAATAGTAAACTCATTCCACCCTTTATCAAGAATGATGTGGCCAAAATCAGTAGATGTACTATCAGGCTTGCCATTCTTCTGCGTGTGTACCCCGTGTAATAATATCTCGTCTGTTCCGTCACTCGGATTATTGTAGTGCCATTCACTGCCATTAGTCGTATTAGTGAGATAGTATTTATATCCTTTAAAATGTAACTTAATATCTAAGCTATCATTCTGTAAGTACGGGTTAATATCTGTATCACTTGGGTTATACACCTTGAAACTTGTCATATTCTCAAAATAATAAGGTGTTGGTGTACTGGTTAATAGGTTCATTCCAAAGGACCAGTTATCTGTTTTCTCTAAATTCCCTAATTCATCACTGTTACAAATTGAATAAGCTAAACCGGACGGATTGTCAAGCGGAACATTAAATACTGCCCCTGCACTACCTACCTTACTTGGAGCAATACTAAATGGCATAGCTCTACAATAGTAAACCTTATTAGGAGCAGTACTACATCTAACCCTAATGATTTCCTTGGTTAAAAATGTACGGTAAATATCGTGCTTAGCTAAGTCTAAATCTTGCCAATCTTTAAAACGTACTAAAAACTTTAGATTAATAGTTGTTTTATTAAATTGTCCTGTTGTATAGATACTTCCATTAACTCCTGCCATGCTTTGATATGTATTACTAAAAGCAGGTGTAGTATTCAACTCTACAAAATGTAAATTTGGAGTAATTGTATTTATATCAATTTCATCTTGGTTTCCAATTTTAACTTTTAACCAATAATCATTAAGCATGTTTGAAACACCTCCTTATTAATTTTCTGTATTTATAACGCTATAAAAAAAAAAGAGCCTTTCAGCTCTCCTTTAATTAAATTGATTGGTAGTTATTAATCGTTTGGTCTCTATACATTTGTTGATATAAACTATTAGTATTAATACCATTACTTGACTTAGCAAAACCATTACTGTTAGTAGTGATTAATTGACTAAGTAAACCAATCATTGTATCTAATTTCTGTTCTAAGCTACCATTATTAGTATTAATAGTAGTGTTAATTCCTGCTTGTCTATTTAGTTTGTTTACGGTTTGTGTAAGTAAACTTAAAGCTCTACCTTGTTTCTCTGATGATAAAGGTATAACGACTTCTGGCTTATTATGTTCGGCAATCTGTCCAAAGCTCCATTTATCGACAAATCCACCGTTTTCCCAACCGTGTCCGTTACCAATGTTACCCCAGCCACCTTCTCCACCGTGGTCTAAACAATAGATAGCAGCCATTAATTGATCTAATCCAGAATAGATATTATTGTGTCCTGGTCTACTCCAGGCTGCGAATGTAGAAGGCACGAATTGAAGAAGTCCTTGAGCAGGTGTCCCTCTAAGGTTATTAATATCTCCAATGTTTCCTTGATGAGCATTAGGATTACCACCAGATTCAGTAGCAATTTGTCTTAACAACTTTTGTACTTTCCAGTCAGGTGGATTGTCTTGTCCTAAGTTCTTAAAGGCTTCAATGATTACTGGTCTCCAACGTGCTACACCTGCACCTCCAGGGTTATTAGCTGAACCATAGCTAACTCCATTACCCCCTGTACTTTCCATTGATTTCTTAAAGTCCTCTGCCATTTTCTTTAACCATTTTTCGGCTTGCTTAGCAAAGAAAGTAGGAGCATGAGAAATTAATGTACTTGCAAACTTGATAGCTGTATTAACATGGAGATATTTCTTTAATACTTTTTCCATGAACTTAATCGGATGTGAAATAATATCCCCTATATCTTCCATTATATCCTTGCCTTTATCAAAGATTTTTTCAAAGATATTTTTATCTTTTGTACCATCTTTGAAGTGAGGAATATTCATCATAGTAGCAAGGGCTTTAGAGTTTTCCCCATCTAAGATTTGTGTGCCTGCTGGTAAATAAGTAATAAGGTCTCTCTGTTTTGGAAATGCTCCAACACGTCCATCAGGAGTAGCAAACATTTCACGATAGTTAGAAGTCCCACTATCATTAACCATTGCCATTGTTCCTCCACCAACAGTACCACCTTTAGCAAAGTGTGCAACAGTTGGGATACTAAAGCCTCTCCACTTTGAGGCGCCGAACTTATCAAGAACCCAGTTAACCCCGTCCTTGATACCGTCCAACATTTTGTTAAGCGGTTTAATAGCACCGTTAACAACATCTACAACACTGTTACCAACGTTCCTAACAGCACCTTTAACGATTGAACCAATCTTAGTCCAAGTATCGTGCCATTTACTATGGATTTTATCCAAACCGCCATTAGTCATGGTATTAAGGTTGTTGTACATTGAATTGAACATAGATTTAGCGTCTGAACTTAAATTGTTTACTGTTGTACCTACTCTACTCTTCATATCATTCCATTTACTTTGTACATTTGATTTAAATGTACCAGTACGGGAATTAATTGTGTTACACATCGTATTCCATTTAGATTTAGCTGTCTCTTTAAGGTTTTCAGTCGTGGTACTTACTTTAGATTTCATATCATTCCATTTAGATTGGATTGATGACTTGAAATTATCAGTAAATGATTTAATGTTAGTACACATTGTGTTCCATTTAGTTTTGGCTGTTTCCTTTAAGTTTTCTGTAATTTCAGAAACTTTAGATTTCATGTTATTCCATTTTGTTTGGATAGAAGACTTAAAGTTATCTGTAAAGGTCTTAATGTTAGTACACATTGTGTTCCATTTTTGTTTAGCCGTTTCCTTAAGGTTTTCGGTTGTTGTACTTACTTTCTCTTTCATATCCTTCCACTTTGTTTGGATATCGTTCTTAAAGTCCATGGTTTTATTTGAAATGGTTGTACACATTGCATTCCACTTAGATTTACAGCTTTCTTTCATGTCCTCGAACTTGGATTTAGCTTGGTCTTTAAGTTCATTGAATTTAGCTGATACTTTACTCTTGAGGTCGTTGGCTTTATCTTTGATTGAAGATACCATATCACCAAACTTATCCCCTAAGTGTGAGCAAGCGTCTTTAAAGTCATTAAACTTAGATTTAACATTGCTTACCATTTCCTTAACAGCTTTAACAACTGTTCTAAGTACATCACATAGCTTATTGAACTTCTTACATATATCTACAACTAAATCAACAATAAATCTAATGGCTACTCCAAGTACACTACCCAAAACATTAGAAATAACCTTTACAATAGGAGCTAAGTTATCTAAAGTCTTTTTGAACGTGCCTGTATTCTTGGATAATTTATCAAAACTATCTTTAACTGCATTAATAATAGGCTTTAATCCTGATAAAGCAGATTCTCCTACCTTTTTCATTGAATTAAACAAAGGCGTAAGTTTCTTTATGGTTGGAGCTAGACCTGCAATGGCTTTTCCTGCTGTATCTCCAAAACTCTTAAAGTGAGAGGATAGCTTGTTAATATTCCCACCAATGCTAGAACCAGTTAAGTTCTTTGATAATTGGTCGAAACCTCCAATAACAGAGGTAAGGGCTGCAACACTTCTATTTTTAAGGTTTGCCATTGCTGTACCAATTCCATCGGTAGCTTGCTTTGCTTGTTCGTGGAAACCATTAGCCCCTTTATCCAATTCTTGGAATTTTTGGTTAAGCTGGTCCATTGTAATTTCACCTGATTGTAACTTTTTGTACAATTCTTGAGTTGAACCTGAGGCAATACCAAAGCTCTTAGCTACCTTTTGAAGTGAGGCGGGCATAGTTTCCTGTAATGTTTTCCAACTTTGCAAGTCTACCTTACCCGAACTCAACATCTGTGTGTATTGTTGTAATCCACGGCTTGCATCTTCTGAACTAGCATGACTAGCAAGGAAAGCATCATTTAATGCTAAGGCACTCTTAGCAGCGTCATTAGCGTTCTTACTCATAGGTAATAGCTTTTCACTTGCTTGTGCTACATCTTGTAATGAAGTAGGTAATCCATCTACACCTTGTTTCAAGGTTGCCATTGCTTTCTTACTATCGTCTGCACTAGCTCCCATTGACTGTAATACCTTAGGGAAATTATTTAATGTATCGTAACGTTCAAAACTAGCATTAAGATTATCCCCTACTGCATTTAGTCCTGCCATTGCAACATTAGCTATTCCTGCTCCAATAGCACTACCTTTAATAGCACTGGTAAAGGTCTTAATTCCAGAAGTAGCTTTTTCCGTTTTAGCTTTGATTTCAGTTGTTACAGATTTAGGTATTTTATGGTAACTTTCGCTAAGTTCACTTGTTTTAGTCCTAGCTTTAGCCATACTTGTAGCTGTTTGATTTAATCTAGTTTCTTGTTTAGTTAAATCTGAATTAACACCACTAATAGCTGATTTAAGGTTATTCATCTTTTGCTTTTGTTCCGAATAAGCATCACTAGCTTTCCCAGAACTTTGAGCAATATTATTTAATTCTGTTTGAGCTTTCTTATAGGAAGAGTTAAGGTCGTTTAACTTTGTTTTTAACTGTCCTAATTCATTCTCTTGTATTTCATATTGTTGTTTTAAATTAGAATAAGCGTTTTTAGATTGCTTAATTTCCTCTTGGTTAGCTTGCCATTCTTTACCTTCTGCTCTAAGGCGTTCTACAAGGCTTTGAGATAATCTTTGTTGTTCAGAATAAGATTGTCTTAATTTAGCTAAACCTGAATCATAATACTGTAATGATTTTTGAGCTTTATTAATCTGGTCGTCATAACGTCCAATAGTTGTAATTGTTTTATTGATTTGTGTTTGATATTTTTGATATTCGGTTGAGCTTTCGCCTAACCTATCCTTAACATCATTTTGAGCCTGCTTTAATAGCTTTAATTTTTCATAATATCCATTTTGAGTTTCTGTTAAACGTGAGATTTTAGTTTGTAAAGCATTAACATTATCTCCAGTAGACTTAAACTCTTGTTCTTGTTGTTTAAGAATGGATACTGTACTGTTTATGTCATTATTTAACTGACGCATACTCTTTTGAGCCTCAGTAGTATCCATTTTAATCTTAGTGCTAAGTACACCAGCAACTTTTTCGCTTGCCATACTCTTGACCTCCTTTAATTGTTTCTGTATCTATAACGATTTGAAAAAAGGAGGATAAAAAAAGAGAACCTATATAGGCTCTCTTTGATTTACATTAGGTTTAATAATTCCCTAGGGTCATCTATAACTTCATCATTAGCGACTTGTTCATCGTCCATACCTAGAATTTCCATAAGCAAGTAATAATCTTGTTGTTCAACCTCATCAAGCGTCCAATTAAGATTAGTGATTGCTTGCTTTTCAAATATCAGAAAGTCCTCATAAGTCTTTCTCATCTTCATATGGAGCATATGTGGACTTGTGTTATTTTCTACTTTTTTTTATTATCTTCTTTTATATCTTCTTCCTTGATACCCATTAAACTCATTGCGATTTTGTTAGCTGTATCAAGTAATTCATCTTGTGATAAATCTTCTAATTCATCTGCTTGTTTATCGTTTAACTTGAGTAATGAAGAAACATAGTTAATTGCTTCATCAAATGTATCAAGCATTTGTTCAACTAATTCTTCATCAGTCTTTCCTTTCATATCTCCATTTTGAGAAAATACAAGTTGTAATTTATACGTCTTTCTCATGTTCTTTACTGATTGTTTAACGTCATATGTTTTCTTTTTAAATGGTAATTTTTCTAAAGTAATCTTCATTTTTCGTACCTCCAATTTTAAATTCACATTTATAACGCAAGGACAAAAATTTTAGAGTATAAAAAAAGAGAACCAATTAAGGTTCTCTTATATATGAAGATTACTTACTTAACTACTTACCTGCTGAGCTAGAACCTGTTGAAGCAGGAACACTAGCCTTAACTGAATCAGTAATTAAGGTTTGTCCCGGACAAAGTTGGTCAAACAATGCTTTTTGAGAAAAGCCTGCATCTTCATCGCAAGCCACGATATAAGGCATGTCATTAGTGCGTTCGCAAGCTAAACCTTCAAATGAAAGTTCATCATTTACACGGTTTGTTTTCTTACTTGTATTTGTTTGCATGTTTGCACCTTTGGAAGTTGCAACTGCCTTACCCATACATGTATAAGCATAGTGCTTCATATCAGGAAGTGGAGAACGAGTAATAACAATACTATATGTATTAGCCATTGAATCTACATAACCTACTCCAGATTTTTCACGACCTAATACTTTATTTTTCACATCAAAAGGCAAGTTGTTGAATGAAATATCCATTGAAGCTGTTGGAAGCGCTTTGATGAAATCTAATTGTTTGTTATTTCCATCAAGTTCTTCCCCGTTTTTTGAAGTTTGAAAATTCACACTTGAAGTACCAAGCATTTCATCCGTAACTTCAATCATACCAGTCGTAAAACCAGTATTTTCATCAGTTAAAATATTTCCGTTTTCATCTTGAACACCAAGATACACTCTATCAATACCAACTACTGACATTTTGCATTCCTCCTATTAATCTGTATATTTTAGTTTTTCTACATAAATTGAATTAAATAATTGCCCTGTGTCTGGGTCTGACACAAAGCCACCGAACGTATAACATTCATATTGATTGTTTTCAAATAACCTAAAAAGGTCTATTTGAAATTGCTCAGTGTCAAAATCAATATCCTTTTTTAAGAAGATTTGAAGTTGTAACTGAGTATTTATAGCGTTAAATCTATTGTTTCCCTCTTCATCTGTTTGTACTTGAACCTCTCTAAGTAATGCAATGGTTTTATCGGTTGTTTTAACTGCACTGTCAGGAATCTGGTAAGTATAAACCTTATCAATATGAGGGAATCCAGTTAATAGTTTTTTAGTATCTAAAATTGTACTCATTCGTTTCCTCCCCCTTGCTTACGGTTTATTATCTCCTTTAATTTCTCTGCATTAGCATTTAATACTCTATTCTGTACACTATTATTAGCAAACAACTTAGAGTAAAAGTTTAAATGATTTGTACCAAACTTCTTACTTTTTTTACGTGGATAATACTTAGTACCATCATTCATAAAACGCATGATATAGGCTTTCTCACTATCATAACCTACAACACTTGAACCATTCTTATTACCGTCAATATCGGTATTTTGCATTACTACATGATTTTTAGCATGGTCTGAATTACGGTCTGAAACAGGAGTTACTTTTTTTAGTTCAGCTTTAAAGACTTCTGCTCCTGCTTTAGTAACTTCTGCTTGTTCATCAACACTTAACTCAGTAGCCTCTTGTACTTGGTTTATCCAGTTCTTTAACTGATTGCTTAAATCTTCCTCAGCCATTTCCATTACCCTCTTTCTTTGTAAGAGTTAAAAGGTCATAACTGTTATAAGTTTCATTATCAAAACTAATATCAATAATGCGATAATCTACACCATTAATAGTAGCTATAAGATAATCAAACTGCTGTAAACGTTTATCATGTCTGATTGCAATGTTAAAAGAATTTTCATACTGAGTACCAAGCACTGAATATTTTTGATTGAGTGTTTGTTTTACTTTTGCAAAACGCTTTTTAAATTCCTCATGCTTTACAGGTTCTTCAATACCTGTATAAGGGTTCTCTTGAGTAGTGAGAGTTGAAAAGGTAACAGTAGATTTAAACTGATAAGGTTGGAAACGACTTTTAGCTATTTGTTTCATCATTTCCCACCTCGCTATATTTAGCCTGTAAAGGAGCAATGTATGAAAGGAAACCGAATGAATATCCATTAGCTAACTCTCTATCGTAGTATGTTTGAGTAACTAAAGTTCTTAAAGCCATAATAAATTGATTATCTGCCTTTAGGTCATCATAAGTTAAACTCTGATTGATACCATTAATGATTGTTGCAATACTACCTTCAACAATAGCTGTTAATTCTTGTAGTGTTTCAGGGTCATCATCTAAATGTAAGTAAGTCAGCATTGAATTAATAAACTCATCTTTTTCCATTTATTGCACCTCCTTAATAACCGCCCCTAAAGTAGGTACTGTGTATTTCGATAGGCGATATTGTTTTAATAACTTATAAGGTTAAATGTTGAACTTAACCTTAGAATGCGTTTCTCAGCACTAATTATTTACCTGTGCTAGATGCTGCTTTAGCTTGTGAGTAAGTTACAAAGTAACCTGCCTTGTCATCAGCCTTTTCTACGTCCATTCGTACGTATACACCTAACACTTGTTCAAAGTATTGGTTTTCCGTCCAGTTAACTGACATGTCATCCTTGTATGCTTCTAATACAAAGCCCTTCAAAGAACCAACAAACATCTTTGTGTCGCCTTCTGAACCAAGAATTGTATCAGGAACAACAATTAATTCATGACCGAATAATGTCTTACCCGTTGCTGTTGTAATATCATCATGTAATAAGTAACGTCCTTCTGCGTCCTTCATCGTGTCAATAACGTTGAACATTGAAGCTGTAACAACAAACTTAACATCTTCACCATAAGGGATTAAATCATTAGATAAAGCCTTAATATCATCTAATGAAGTTGCTGCTTTAGCTGTTGCTGTTTGAAGAACTACACCGATAGCCTTTTGTGCTGTTTGCTTACGAACTTCTTGTACATAATCTGATAATACAGCTGTAATATCTGGGTAATCAGAAATCATTTCCTTTGAAATTGGTAATGAGCCACGATATGTGTTCAAGTCATATGTTACTTTGTTAATTGTTGCATTAGCAATTTCTGGGTTTTCAGCTAATTCTTGAGCCGTTGCTAAGACTGCTGTTGCCTTTTGCAAAATAGGTAATTTACCAGCTGGTGCTGAAACTTGAACCTTGTTGACATAACCTTCTAATTGTGAAGGGTCATTAGGTTCTTTTTGCATTGATAATACTTCTGATGGAATAACTGCTTGTCCGTCTGGAGTTTCCTTGAAACCGTCTGTTAATGCACGTGTTTCACCCTTCAAGAATGCTTCAAAGTTGCGTACTTCTTCTGACTTCTTGTTTTCGTCTTTTTCTTTAAGAATTTGAGTCATATCTTTCTTACCTCCAATTTTTTCTGAACCTTTTTCATCTTTTTTAGGTTCTTTAATTTTTTCATTTTCTATAACGTCTTTACCTAAATTTTCTTTTTCAGGAACTTCTTCCTTTTCCTTAGCTTTCTTTTCTCGCTTTTCTTCTTTAGGCTTTTCATCTTCTTTAGGTTCTTCTACCTTTTCTTCTTTTGGTTTATCTGAACCTTTTACTTCCTTAGCTTGTTCAATTAATTCTTTAACTGATTGAATAGCTTTCATTAAATCATCTGTATTAACATTAACCTTAGCCTTTACTTCTTTTTTAGCTTTAGGTTCTTCTTTCTTTTCAGCCTTTGGTTCTTCAACAGGCTTTTCTTCATTCTTAATTTCTTTTTCTTTATCAGCCATTTTTCGTACCTCCTCTAATTTGTTTAAATGCCTCACAACAGAGGCAGAAGTTTGCGTATATGCTGGAATTGGAGTTAGAGATAATTCTGGGATATTTTCAATCTTGGTAACGATATGTAAGGGTGTTCCATCATCAGTAAAATCCCAATCATCTCCACCTTTTGCAATATTGAATCCGAATGAGCAACCTTTTACATTGCCTGATTTAATGTCGTTGTAGACATCATTAGCAAGGGTTGAGTTGTTCAAAGTAGCTTGGAAATATACTCCATCTTCTTTAACGTTAATTGTTAAATTCTTTGCGTCTACTCTTGCTAGAATGTTTGAAAATTCATGGTCGTATAAGAGTAAGGTTTTACTCCAATCTATGCCCTCAACTGCTTCCGGTCTAATGATTTCGTAAAAACCCATGTATTCTGATTGTTGATTGAATACAATAGCCTTACCTTCAATAATGTGTTCATTGTCATTGTTTTTAGTTGCTCTGATATGATTATCAATCGTACGAATATCAGCTTTTTCTTTTACTTCTGGCAATTCGTTTCACCTCCATTTAAGTAATCGTATCTATAACGCAAAGTAAAAAATTTTAGAATAAAAAAGAGCTACCACTTTTGGTAACTCTAATTAATTATTGTTCTACAACCTTTTCAGTTGTATCTGTATTCTGTAAGCCAGTATCTTTTACAACTTTATCCATTCCAAGAGCCTTATAATTAGCTAAGATTGTTTGAGCTTGTTGAGGACTAATAGCTTTTGCATTTGATAAATCTACAACATTCTTAATTAAGGCTTGATTATCCGTATCTATTGCATCTAGGATATTAACTTTTACATCAAGAATATTGTTATAAGATAATTTCTTAGATAATTCTTGTTCAATTGGTTTAATGTAAGTATTTAAACAAGAAATGTATTGAGAACGTATCATATCAATACTTGATTGTTCATCTGCATTTAATCCAACATATGAGGCAGGAATACCAAAAGCTACTGCAACTTGATTACTTGTATAGGTATTATTTTTCAAGAAGTTAGCGACATCTGAATTAATTTGAACTGTTTTAAGGTCTGCACTTTGGTCTAAAACGACTGTACTTCCAGTTCTCATACTATTTTCAAATGCTTGTTTAAGGTTCTTTTTATGTTCACTGTCTAAAATACCTTTTTCTACTTTAAGAATATTAGTAGGACTAATAGCATTCTGTAAGGTATTAAGTGTTAATCTATTTGAGTTGTCTTGAATTGCAACCTCATTAACAAGGCTTTCAAGAGGAGAACGTCCAGTATATAAATTACTTTCATATCCTGTTGAAAGGAGCTTGAAGTGTAACACGTCTTTACTTTCTAAAGTTTTATCAGGTCGTCCATCGTTGTAACTAAAAGTATAAAGAATATCTAAATCATCTGTTAAGAGCATTTGAACATTAGCACTAGGTACTAATTCTAATTCATCAGGTACTAATGAGCCGTCTCTGTGAATAGTAACAAAAGCATTTCCTGTAAGTAGCATGCTTGCTAAGACTGATTGAAAGAAACTGAATTTAGTTTGTCGCTTATTAGGGTTTTCAATTACTTTATGGAATGGCTTTTGAATATCTATACTTGCACTAGCTATATCTGAACTGATACGATTTACCACTCCGTAAATATCACTATGTTTTAGTGCTTCTTCTGCTGATACGGTCAGATTATTAGAAATAATCTTCCCTCCAGTAACAATAAAAGGAGCTGTATTATTTAAGTGTAATGAGCGTTTATCTTTTTGATTAAATTTAAACGGATTATACATTAGTTACCATCTCCTTCTACTTTAATTGGAATAATCATTAAACCAATAACAATAAGAGCAACACCTAAAATAAATGTCCCTAATATTGGATTAATTAAATATGAGCCAACGATGAATGAAATAAGCCCTAATGCAATTAATGTAAATGGTAAAAAGTTAATAAATAATAGTAAGGCTTTATTTTTAATTTTAAAACTCATGCTGTTTCCCTCCTTATTAAATTTCAGTTCTATAACGACAAATCTAGAAAGTATAATCTTCATCGAAAATATTGTTAATTTGTTTATTCGTCATGTTTTGGAACGGGTGGCTACTTTGCTTTTCAATTTCTTCAATATTATCAAAGTGTAATCTTGCTCTGTAATAGGCATCTATGATAGCATCAGCACAATCAATTTTCCTTGTTGCTCTATTCTTATCTATCTTTACAAGCCCTTCTTTTTGATACAGGATTGCATTACTCAAAGCTGTTTTTATTATTCCATCGTCAAGAAAAGTAATCTTACCTTCTGTAATATCTCTCTGAAAGTCCTTAGTCGTATCATTAAGGTAAGTTACTGTTTGCTTTAGTGGTATTAACCTATAAGGCGTATTACTTTCAATTAATTTAATTAACTTATCAGAACGCCAGTTATCATAACAAATTGATTGAACGTCTAACTCATTTTCATCTATATAGTTAAGTAACCATTCAAACACTTCATCATAGTTGATATATCCGAACCTATTTTGAGCAATATCACAAAAGCCCTCTTGTTCTAATGTTCTATAAGGGATATTATCTTGCTTTTCTTTAAGGTCTATTCTCCCCTGACTTCTTGCGGTCGGAATCCATGAATGCTGTTCTATATAAAATTTATTTTGCCCTTTGTCTTGATAAGGATAGATAAAGGCTATACTTGTATCATCGCTAAAATTACTCAAGTCCATTCCGATATATACCTGTTTACCCTTAATATCTATTGGCTTTGTATCTACAACACTATTTTCAATATCTTTGAGTTCAAGGTAGTTGTCTACATGATGATTAAGCCAACAATTAAGGTTCTTGTTTTGGAACTCAAATAGTTTTCCTTCTGCCTCTTTTGTGTCTCTTTCTTTTTGAAGATTATCAAATAGTTTTTCTCCAACTTTAGGCAAAGTTAATAATGGGTTACTTTTATACCATGTATTAGGTTCAAAGGTTTCTTTTTCTAAATTATCTTGAGTGTAATTAACCATTAAAATATTATCTAATTTTCTTTCGTTATCCTTATTCAAGGTATCTCTCATCATGTTTTCTTGTTTATGATAGAAAGAATTAGGGTCAGGATAACTTGTAGAAATTAAGACCATTTGAGCGTCTGTTTGTCCTTGTCCTGAACTTAATTTACCAATACCTTCATCAATTAAGGCACTTCTAGTATCATCAGCGACCTCATCAGCAATTACAAGGCTAGGGTGTAAACTATCAAATCTCTTACTTTCAAAACTCATCTTTAATACTTTGTTTTGAGATAGTTTACTTATAATCTGGTCTGCCTGAACTTCAATTTGATTATCCTTGAAAATATCATCAAATGCTTCATACTCTCTAAGTCTATTGGCTTGTAATTGTAAGTATGAATAACCTTTAGTCGCTTGAGTATTGTTAGGAGCAACTAATACTATTTCTTGACCTGTTTTATCAATACTATTAACAAGGTACTCAAACAAGATTAAGATTGCACATAAGGCTGTCTTACCATTGGTTCTAGCAACACTAAAAATAACCTTGTTGAAACGCTTAGAACCATCTTTTTTATTTTTCCATGCGGTTATCATACACATTAAAGATTTTTGCCAATCCATTAATTTCAGAGGGTTACCTGTACTAATATCAATTAATAAACCACTAAACTTAACAATCGCTTTAGCCATTCTAAAGTCATAATAATAAGGGAAGTTTTCTGGTTCTTCTTCAACTCGTCTTAAATCCTGTAAATGTCTAAAAGCCATTAGTTTAATATCATTACATGTAATAATTTGATTTTCTAATACTTGAACACAATACTGAAAAGCAGGGTCATTTTTATATTTATCGAAAATATCATTGTAGCAACCATTTTTCTTTTCAATTTGATATTCCTTTAAAACATCTGATTTAGTTAAATTTATTGCTCTCATTCTTCATCATCTCCGAAAAGTAAATCTTTCACTGATTGCTTTTTGGTTGGTTCTTCTGATTTTACCTTTTCTAATATGCTTGCTCTTGCTACTGGAGATAAACCTAACTTATTAGATAAACTTTCAATCTTTGTAGTTGCATTGGTTAAAGTTTGTACTGCCGTATTTTGTTTAAACCCTTGAAAATCTTTTGAAAGAACTTCTCCAGTAGTAGGAGATACAACTGTCTTGAATATCTTGGTTTGTATTCCATTTTCCTTAATGCTTTCAAAAGCCTCTCTGTATAATTGAATGTTCATGCACAATAAAACTAAAATATCTTTATCAGGAGCTTTTACAAACTTCATTTTTTCAAGTTCAGGCATTAATCTACTCCAAGCATAGCCTGCTATTGTCCCTCTAAGTTCCTTAGGTGGTGTTTTTGTAATATCAGATAATTCTTTACTATTTTCAATTAAATTCTCTGTTCGTTCTCTTTGTTCTTTTCTATCTTTTGAATTTGTTGTTAATTTCGGTGGTCGTGCCATTGTCCTACACCCTTTCTTTTTTGAATATTGATTTAATAACGTTTGTAATCTGTCTAAGTTGCACACCTTTATAACTATTTATCCTTAATTTTGAGCAAAATAAAAAAGCCCTAAAAGCTCTGAATGGCTCTATATAGGCTTTTCTATAAGAAAGGAGTGATTTATTATGGTTTAAGTTAGCCCCTAAGCACTTTTAAACGGTTTTTACTTTATAAAATGTAAGCGAGTTCCCGTTTAGGCGTGCTTTTACCCAAACACTATATGGGCCGGGGCTAGTTTTATTAGACACTATATATAGTGTTTAATTTATATTTTTTCTTTTTACATTTTTATAACGTAATCGAAAAAATGTTTTTTATCTTCTTACATTTTTATAACGTTTCATATTAAAAAATTAAAATAATTAAATCATGTTACGCATCTATAACTAATCATAATGAAAGTTATCTAGACTTCAAGTCTAGGTATTCTAGTATCATTATCTTATATCTTATTCTTTTCTTTGTCGTGCGTGCTTGCTGTCACTCGCACTTACTCTATCTCTTTACTCTAGTTCTTACTATTGTTCTATAAGTATACTTAGTATTAAGTGTATATACTTGTTTATTATAATTGTACTTATATGTTTGTTAATGTTCCTTGTTTATAATACATTGTATATATCTTATTCTCTATCTTTACTTTAATTAGTGTTGTTGTTAATCTATTTAATAACTCTTTACATTGATACATATTAATCTCTCCACTCATATACTTCCTTATCATTACTATATATAACTACTCTTATATCCTTATCATTAGTATCTATATCTTTATCATTGAGTAACTATACTGATTGTACTTAATATCATTATCAATACTAATTAACTTATTCTCTATCCTATTTAATCTATGGTTATTAGTATTCCTATTAATGCTATTGTTATACTCATTACTTCTTTATCCTTTCTGTAATGTATTTAATCCAATTCTCTTTACTTATATGTTTCACCTTGTTAATACCATTAGGACTATTGATTATTTGTTCTTCAATATCAGTCTTTAATTTATGGCAATGATAGCAAAGAGTCCAAAGATTATTCTCATCAAGTTCCTTACTCTTATCAATACGTCTTGGTACAATATGGTCGATTATCTTTCTGTTATTGATTGGCTCTCCACATACCTGACAAGTATAGTTATCTCTGTTTATTATGTAATTCCTAGTATTCTTCCATTCTTTACTTTGATAGAAACTGTTAGCCTCTTTGTTCCTATTATGTTGGTTATACAATTTCATCTTTTGATAGCTTTTTTCTTTTCTTTCTTGTTCCCTTTGTTGTTCATTCTCTAACTTATGTTTCGGACAATATCTCTCTGGGAATTGAACTAATTCATTACATGTTGGTTTCTTACATTCTCTCCATTTAGCCATTATTAATTTTACCTCCTATAAAATTAAAAGCCCTGACTAATCAGGACTAATAATCTTTAATTTAATTTCTTTTCTAGTTGTTCTTTTTTAATTCTCAAGTAATCAATCATGTAACCTTTTTCTTCTTGATATTCAATATTTTCCCAGTGATTAAGTAATGCTACTTGGTGTGTGATATAATGGCTCTTTCCTTCTCCACAAAGTCCAATAAGGTCTTCAAATAGTGATTTATGTTGACTAACGATTTCTGCTTGTTTTCCCTGCTTTTGGAATAAGGTTACATTTTCAGCGTCCTCAATCGCCAAAAAGGTATTAATGAAACTAAGCAACTTCTTATCTTTATTTGATAATTCTCTATTTAAAACTTTATCAAAGTCTTTTCTGTGCTTATTTGAGTAATCACTGATTTGTTTGAGCATAATACTTTCATTTACCGTTCTTGCAAACTTAAAATCTTTACCATTTAGAGTTGCTTCTATGTATGCTTTTTGAGCTTTTGCTCTTGGAAAAAGTAACCATAAGTTAGCTAGTACTAAGTCTTTTTGTCGTTCTAAGGGACTTTTTTCTTCCTTTGGTTCTTGTTCATCAACGGTATATGTAGGAACATAGTTAAACTTTAAACTTTCAATCGTTTCATGTTTTTGGTCTTTTTCTTTTTGGCGTTTCCTGAGTATGTCTTGTCTTGAGTATGTAAGTTGATATAATAGATACTTTCTATTCTTATGTTCTCCATCATACTCATTAGTATTATTCCAGATTTTTCGGAACTCATTTAAAGTCATTTTCTTTAACTTGTTATTACAGAAATAATGTAACAGGTCTTGTTCAGCGTCTTTAAGGCTTGAATAATTTAATTCGTTGTAAAGTCGATGAGATTGAGTTTTAAAGTTTCGTTCATTTCTAACTGCCATTAACATTTCCATATCAAGCATTACCATAGGCTACTTACCTCCTTTCTTTAATTCTTCTATCAGTTCCTTTTTTTCCATAATTAATTTATGAATAACTCTTTTCAAAACGTCTAATTTAATTTTCTTTTGTTCATCTGTTAAATCCTTATAATCAAAAATCATATTTTTCTCCTACTTTCTTATTTATTTCTTTAGTTATTACTTTTTCTAAATCTTCATCTGAAATACTGTTAATATTCCTATGTAATTGTTCTCTCTGTTCCTCTGTTAGGCTATTTAGTAGTTTTTTTAATTCTTTTTCCATATTTAATCACTCCTAAAGTAATTAATGTTGCTACTGTTGCTGATGTTGCCATTAATATCCAAGTTGTATTTCCAAGCAGAATCATTAATAGTAAAAAAATCAAATTCATAATCAAATAATCCATATTAATCCGCTCCTATTTAAGTTTTTTATAATTTTCTATACTTTTTAGTATTTAAATGTGCTAAAATGTTAATTGTGATAGTTTAACCTTTTTGTGCTTATTAGAAAAAGAAATATAATTCTCTGCTTCAATCTGTTCTTCTGGTTCAAGGTATCTGAACTTATATCCTTTGTATTGTGTCCATGTTCCATCAATAACCTTATTAATTGCTGAAATTAACATATCTAAATCACTAGCCATTGAACTCTTATTCTTATATAGTGTTTGGTTCGTTTCGTTCAAGATATAAAAATTAGTTTTTTGCTTTGCCATCTTCTTACCTAAATCTTTATCATACTTAAACCTTTCTCTAAGATTATCTCCCCTTGTTATCATTGCTAAATTTGATAGCTTATTATTTTGCTTGTTATGATCTAAATGATGTACTACATAACCTTCTTTGATTGATTCAACTAAGTTATCGTATAAAGCATTATTAACTGTTGTTGTTTTTCCTTTAAGTGTGATTGTCATATAATCCCAAGCATTGGCTTTTCCATAATTCTTTTTATTGTTTCTAGAATTATAGAAGTAACCTTGATTGGTTGCATAAATATAATTACTTACTTTTTTCATATATGTTTCATCTGAATTTATTTCATTTTTAGTTAAGTATCTGTTTCCAATATTAATTCCGTATTCTGGAATGAATAATGGTAAGTTCTTTACATTTTTGATTAAATAATCGTCTAATTCTTTTTGCTTAACTTCTAATAACTTTCTATCTAAATCTTTTACCTTTGCCTTTTCGTTTAAAATTAACATATAATCAAACCTTTCTTTTTTATCCTTACACTAATAGTATATTTATAACAACCTCATGTAACATAAATGTAACAATTAATAAGTTATCCTTGATATAATAGTATTTAAGTTAAAAAATAGCCCTAGAACATTGAACTCAATCAATATTCAAGGGTTTAAACATTTAAAAGGGAGCATCGTCCATATCAATATCATTAGTTTCTGGTTCATCATCATTAGGAACATACGTATTAATTTTTTTCTTGCTGTCATCCAATAATTTAGTTATTTCAGGGAATTGGTACTTTGTCAAATCATCAAAACAGCGCCTAAATTCCTTCTTTGCATTGTAGAATAACTCATCTTGATTATCAACTTTATTATTTTTCAATTCTTCATTTTCATTTTTTAATTTTTGATTTTCAGCTTGTAATTCATTTATTGTATTAGCCATTTCTTTTACTTGTTTTTCCAAGTCAGAAACCTTTTGTTTATTAGTCTTATTTAGCGAATGCTTTAGGGTTTGCGTGTCAGCGTATATATCAGTTGTCTTATTCGTTGCTACAACGTTATTTAATATCATTGAACCCTTAAAAGAAATCGTAAATGTTCCAATCTTATTAGATTTACTTGAACTTATAGAAACTGAATTAATAATTGTTTCATATTTAGCCTTAAAAATGCTATCAATTTTTTCGATTGCTTCAACAATCTTCCTTTTAGCCTCACTTCTGTTTGATTTGATTGTTGAAGCTAATCCTAAGACTTCTGCTAAGTTATCTAAGTTATAATTAATCAATCCCAATCCTGACTGTCTGCACATTAGAAGATATAATATCTTTTCTACTTTAGTTGTTAATGCAACCAACGTATTTAGGTTAACAGTGGTAAATTCTCCATTTTCAAAGAACTTTCCAATTTCTTTTTCCTTAACATTTTCCAAACGATAATTTAATTGAATTTCAGTTTTTTTCAAATCTGGGTCAAGATAATAAGTATAGATATCAAATGGTAACTCTATTTCACTTTGTAAGTTAGCTAAATTATCAATTAAATTAATACGTCCCTTATAATTAATGTCTTTTTTTAGCTGAGCTTGCTTAAGAATTGCTTTTGCGTTAATATTATCTTTTTTTGAGATTAATTGAACTTTTGCAATCTCAGAATTGAGTTCCCCATTGAGTGCTACTAGCATGTTGATTTGGAATGGCTTTAAATCCTTTGCTAAATCAATAATATTGTTATGTACTTTTACTTTTGTTGAATCTTTAATCATATTAATCAACCCTTTCTTTTTTTCTTACATTATTAAATATAGAATTTCTTTTTTCACTCACATTATTATTATAGAATTTCTATCTCATCATCATATTTTTATTATACAATACTATTAAACGAATGTTAAACTTTTACTTTCAGTTATTTTTTATTACTTTCGTTTATCAAAATTCTTACTTTTTACAACAAAACCATGTATATTTTATTATACTAAAATTAATTCTGTCCCTTGTATATCAAGCGTTTCATCAATCATATAACATATTAACAGTTATTAACAGTATTTAACAGTTATTAACAGTTTTTAACTAATGGGGATAAGAATAAATATTTTTATTGTAAGAATAGATTAAATAAAAAAAAAGAGTATACGGCTTTTTGGAAAGCCTAGCAAAACACTACCTTAGCAGGTAGCGAGCAACTAATGTACTTCGCTACGCTTGTACAATTAGTTAAATAAATTCTCTAGATATTCTTCTTTGTACAAAGAGTAAGAATAAAGATAAGGATAAAGGTAGTTCTTCAATTAAAGTAAGAGGTAATAATAGTATGGTGTATCAACTAAAGATAAAGATAGATATTCTATTGTAGGTGTTTCAATAATAATAAAGAATAAAGATAAAGTATAGATATTCAAAAGATAAAGAATAAAGGTTTGTACAAAGATAGAGTAAGGATAAAGATAGGTGTTTCAATTAGAGAAAGGATAAAGATAGGTGTGTCAAAAATATAAAGAAAGAAAGTTGCTATCTAGCAAGTACAATTATTTAGAAAGAAATAAAAAGAGTGTGCCGCCTCACTTGCCCCTGTCGCTTTGTCTTTTAATTTCCTATGCATTTTAGCATTAGTTAGGTATAATTACACTAAAACAATAAAAAACGCTTAAAATAGCTTATATAGTGTTTTAAGAGCATATACTAATTTATTTACCTACTAGGATACTTTAATAATAAGCTCTAAAATCGTTTTAAACACGTCTAAAAGAGTTTCCTATTAGTTTTAGCAATAATTACATATAAATACCCTAAAATAATAAAAAACGTTTAAAATAGCTTATATGAGCTTTTAAAAATATATGATAATTTGTTTACCATAAAGGATAAGATAATAACGAGCCATACAATACCCTTATAAGGCTGTATAATCGTTTCCTATTCATTTTTAGAATAGTTAGGTATAAATACCCTAAAACAATAAAAAACGTTTAAAAACTAAAACATAGAGTATTACTATTTGTTAACTTAATTTTAAATTTATAGTTAACATATTATACTAATTATAGTTAGCTAATAAAAATACCCTGAATACCTATTCAGATACTCATGGTATTTCATGTATAACATGTTAGGGATTCTATGTATTACATGTAATACATTCTATGGTTATTTACCTGTACATGTACACTTTATTACCTATTCTTGTACGCTTTAGGTAATTCTTGTTACACATTATTGCCTATTCTTGTTACACATTATGTAATACATGTATTACTTGTTAGGGATTCTATGTATTACATGTAATACATTCTATGGTTATTTACCTGTACATTTACTCTTTATTACCTATTCCTGTACACTTTCTTTACCATTCATGCACATTTTATTCTATTTCTTACCATATTTGTAAATCCTTTCCTCTTGTTCAAATTGCTTAGCATGTTCTCTTTCAGCTTGTCTTAATTTCTCCTTGTAGCCTTCAAGAGCATTAAATGGCATAAAAATACTAGCTCTCTCACTCATAGGCATTGATTTATGTTTTCCTTTAATCTTAAAAAAGTCCATTTTAGCCAATTTATTATAATCATAATCAATCATATTAATTCCTCTTTCTAGAACATGTGTTCGATATAAGTATAACAAAAAAGAACAACCAAAGAGAGAGTTATAATTGATTGTTCTTTGTTCGTTTGTTATTTTTCAATTTTAGAATGATAAGCTATAAGCTCCAGAATGCTCTCTAATCATTATTAGCTTGAGCATCAAGTGAAGCCTGTTCTTCAGGAGTAAAATGTTCATATACATGTCCATATTGGTCCTCCCAATTTCCATCTCCATCTTGGTGCATACTTGGACCATTCTGATTATTGTTTTGATTATCTTCATTTAAAGTAGCACTTTGAATTTCACCACTTGTTAAAAGATTTTGATTTTCAAGTTGTTGTAAATGTTGTTTTACATATTGAATTGCTTGATTAGATGTCATGCCATATTTATCCATTAAAATACCTGTAACGCTAGTTCCTGCATTTGCTAATTCATGAACATTATGATAACCATCAAATCCATCTGCATTTAATGTAGGGCCTGATGTTTTAGTTGATTGAGAAGATACTTTGCTTGACATCTTTTCACTGCTTGAGTTTTCTTTTTTATCTTTACTAGAAGAATATTTAACAACTTTACTATTTTTTACTACGTGAGCTTTTTCGGTATCTTTTTTAATAGATGATAATTGCCCACTAAGGTATCCTATGGTGCCCACTAACAATAATAAGACTGCTCCCAACACTGCCCATAACCACTTTTTGCTTTTGCTCTTTTTCATTTATTAAACACTTCCTTGTAATAAAAAAATACTTTTAAGATTATATCATATTTAAAGATATAAAAAAGACCCTAGCCTATGCTAAGGTCTTTTGTTAACTATTAAAATTTATCATGGTTAATAATACTAATGAATAAATTCAAAAATAATTATTAAAATTAATAAGATAATTCCCCATATTGTATGATGTATTAATAGCCATACTAACAACCATATTAAAGCCCCACCTAATCCAACTAAAATAACAAGTGGAGCAGCACAAACAATAAAGAGAATTAACATAAATACCAATACTAATAATGCTGTAAATATGCAACCAAGCATTTGATCAACTCCTTATTAATGTATTTCAGAGTTATAACGCTTAGTATTTAATTTTGAGTAAAAAAACACCTTTCTTGGAACAAACAAGAAAGGAGATACAAAAATTATGAAAACATTGTAGGGTTGATTAGTCCCTAATTTAGTAGATGATTAGTCTACAATTTAGTAGTAGTCAATGGTCTTACTTATTGACTAACACTATTAAATACCATATCGGTATACTTGTCAAACATGTAACACAAAATTAATATTTGTCAATACAAAATATTACATATAGAAAAAAGTAGAAAACACTACATATTGTGTTATTACATAAAGTTGGTATAATATTACTTGTCCTCTGATTAAGGATAATTTAGTAGAAGGAATGGTTAAAATGACTGATTATCATATTAACCTATGGTCTTACTTATTTGACACAATTTTTGAGTAGCCCTGAGGAGTAACCCTTTGTAGAAGCTCCTTGGGGCTATCCTTTTACACCTTTATTATAACGAGAATGACTAAAAAAAGCACCTCAAATCTTAGATTTATTTGTCCAAAATTTGGAGTGCATATCAATTAATATCTAGCCTTTTCTTATTTAAATAAGTCGATTATAAATTCAAACACATTAAATGGTCTATCACCAGTTTGAGGTAACTTTTGATTATCAGAATTAGGACCTGTCTTTAAGCTATTTTGTTGCTTGGATTCGGTTTGTCCTTGAGCATTCAAATCATTCTGATGTTTAATATTATCTCCAACAGAACTACTTTCAATCTGATTAACTCGTTTTGAAACTGATTTCAACTCTGACGAACTTGATCCTGTCAATGACTTTCCTAAAGAATTTTTTGATGAATAACCTTTTGAAGCTTGCTGATTATCATCATTATCAGGAATATTTCCATTAAATTTTGAATTTGCTGAATCTTTTAATTCAGATGAACTATTTGATTTCTTTACAGAACTCTTTAGGTTTAAAGAATTATTCTCACTTGAATTTGATTTACTATTGAATGATAAACCATTTAAATTCGTTTTACTTGATGAATGATTAATTTTTGATGAACTCTTTTGACTTAAGTTCACAACACTATTACTTGAAATTTTATTTGAGCTTGACTTATTTACTAAACTTGAAGATTGAGTATTAGTATTTAAAACACCGCTTGATAGATTCGACTTTAAACTGCTTGACGAAACACTTGAATTATCTGAATTAACGTAACATACTGGGCCAATATTTAAAGCAAAAGTGATTTCACTTGATTTATTACTTTGCAACCAGCTTGTATTGGTAATTTTTATTTTTACTGTTTGTGAATGCTTTGGCGCTTCCATTTCTCCGATAACAACATTATGCATTTTCCCAGAAGAATCCTTTTGAGAAACAACTAATTTATGTCCTGATAAGTCAGTTTGAGTGTATATATAGTCTGGCAAAGTCGCATTAAAGGTAACAGTTCCACCAACATAAGGATAAATAGTGACGCTATTATATCTTGCTGTACAGTTTTTTAAACTAGCTAATCCATTATCATTTCCAGGAATAATAATCCAATTACCTGTAGTATCAAAGCTAACATGATTATCATAATTATTTTTTATACTATTAGATGAACCACTTAAACTAAAGCTATTACTTGTTGATGATAAGCTACTTGAAATAGTATCTGCATTTATTACTCTGATAGACTGCGGAATAACTAAAGCACCTATTAAAATACTATTTATAATAAATTTTTTCATAATAAATCCTCCCAACTGATAGCAATTATATCAAATAATCAAGAAATCATAAAGATAATTAAGATTATTTAACAATACTTCCTAATAATGAACTCATCTTATTGTACATGTTGAGTTGCTTTTGAGCTTTTCGTACATCTGTTGGTTTATCAATAAGTTTAATTACTTCAGTTGCACCATTCTTCATCGTTACATAAATAGTAAGGTGTCCTAACATTTGTTTCTTACGCTTTAGAATAGCCCAAAGAAGAATAAAGAACCCTACTCCAACAAAACATAAAGCAATAATAATTAACCAACCTAAGCAACCAATACCCTTAATTCCATCATAATCTTTTGTACAAGAGTAACTTTGAATATCATCATAGTTGTATTCCTTTTGCTTATACCATTTGTTAATAATTAACTTCTGGGTACTACTATCAAGCATATAACCCTTATAGTACGTTGAGTTATTATGTTTACCTTTGTTGTAATCTTTAATAACCTTATTTCTATTTTCTACATAATCTTTTAAACTTAACATTTAACAACACTCCTTAATATCCTAATTTCAGCTATATAACGTTAGCTCATTAATTTTTCAAATAGTTTATGAAACAAACTTCTACTGAAGATAATATGAATAATAACTAATCCAACTAATATCCATGTTAAAGTACATGCTATTGAATTATTAGCCAAACTAAACATTAATATCCCTACTATCAGGAGTATTTCAATATCACTACATTTAATCATTTCTGATTACCTCATTTCTATTTATTTTAACCTACATATACTATTATACATAAAGATGAATAATAATCTAGTCATTTATTCATCTTTTAATAAAAAAGAGCTACAAAATTGTAACTCTTTTAGAACAACTATTTAACTGTTAGCACTATGAGCTGTAAGCTCTCTCGAGATACTTAGCCTATCACAGGCTATAAAAAAAAATAAGTATCTCTGCTTCTTTTGATACCCTGTAACAATTTATTCAAACTACAAAATAATCTCAATAAGTTGTTACAAGCACTTGTTTAAGCTCTCCTGCCCCATGCTCCTTTTTCAGTGTTACCTTGTTTGATAGAGTGATAAGGCTTTAAGAACTCACTAGATTAACTGAAATAAGGATAAGTGTTAGCTATAATACAGGCTTCCTACCCACGTCTTTTACCTCTTATGACTGTTTAAGGTATGGTTCAGCACACCATTTTTAACTACACTACAAGAATTTCAACCTATAGCACGTGCGAATTTTGCAACAAACAGAAAGGGAGCAACCCTTAAAACGATAACAAAGGCTTGTCAGACACACTAAAAAAGCATATAATAACTCTAGTTTCTATTTTTAACCTACGAAACTATTAGAGTTCAGGTATTCCCGTACCTGAGCTTTTTTATTTATCTTTTTATTCAATTGAGATGAATAATCATCTTTTCATCACTATAATAACATATTATTTTATGAAATCAAGACAAAATTAAAACTCATCTTTATTATTTTGAATATCTTTATTTACAATATCTCCAATAGATACACCTTTATATTTTGTTTTAAAGCCTATTTCAAGCAATTCATCAAGTAAATCAGTCATATTCTTTCCTTCTGTTACTGATAGATATTTAAGCATTTTAAATTTATCTGGTCTTAATTTAATTTGTTTATAATTAGCCATAAACAAACTCCTTTCATTAATTCATCTATTCATCTAATTATAACAAAAAAAGATATGTTGTAGTTGATTTTATTTAATTTTCTTTTTACACTAACTGATTATGGAGGTGTTTAATTATGAAAATAGAAAAGTACCAAACTTCATCAGGCACGAGATATAGAATACAGGTTTACTTAGGAGTTTCTAAAACAGGTAGGCAGATTAAGACCAATCGTCAAGGGTTTAAGACTAGAACAGAGGCAAAAAAAGCCTATAACAAAATAAAGAAAGACTATAACTCTGGTAAATTAAAGTTAAAATCTCAAAACCCATATAACATATATACTCTTAACGAACTATATCCCTATTATTTGAAACGCTATAAACCAACGGTAAAACCTCAAACATATTCCCAGTTTGTAGAACGCTATAACAGATTATTCAAGGACACTCTAGGAAAGTACAAGCTAAAAAGTATTACTCCTATTATTGCTCAAGAGGTAGTTAACAGATTGGCAAAAAAGTATAAATCATATCGAAACTATGTACAGATATTAAGTCCAATATTTGATTATGGTGTAATTTTACAAGTTTGCCCAATGAACCCTTTTAAGCTAGTTACATTCCCTAAAAAAGACCCAAGAACCGCACATCAACCAAAAACAGTCTTAACGAAAGATGAATTACTTGAATACTTATATGCTTGTAATACTGTAAGTCCATTTTATTATACTTATTTCAGTACACTAGCATTTACAGGTATGAGAGCAAGTGAAGCCTTAGCCTTAACATGGAAAGATATTAATTTGAAAAAAGGTACTGTTAAGATTGATAAAACAACGATATATGATAGAAACAGTAATACTACCTATGTACAGGACAATACTAAAACAGATATAGCTAGAATAATAAGTATACCTAAATCATTAGTAAACGTTTTAAAACAATGGAAAAGATTACAACCACAAAATAAATACATTTTTAGTAAAGATAATAAGTTATACAGTTCTATACATGTAAGGAGTTGGATTAAATCAATCAATAAAGTATTACCCCAAAACTTAAAGGATAAAAAAATAACTAGCCATGTATTCAGAAGAACACACAGCCAGTTACTATTACAATCTGGTGTACCAATGTTTTATATCTCAAAACGTTTAGGACATACTAACATAGATACAACTCAAGATTATTATTTATCGAATACTAAAGAACTTGAAAAACAAGCCTTAGAAAAATTAGATACTTATCTACATCAAATTAAGTAG